AAGCGGAAGCTCTCAATCAATTCGTTTCTCAAACCACTCCACAACCTGAAGTTAAAATAAAATCGAAAACGAATTCGTAATTGGAGACCAAGGCGGTCAGATGTTTGGCCGCCGCAATCAATAAGGAAGAAAGATGTTTAAATTTAACACACAGAAGTTTAACACATTAGCAGTAGCATTAGCAGTATTAACAATAGTATATACAGCACCAACTCTATCGAGAGAGTTTATTACAAATACAACACAGAAACAAGTGACCGCAGATTATCAGAAACAAGTAGAATGCCTTGCTAAAAATATTTACTACGAATCTGCCGGTGAAACATATGAAGGTAAATTGGCCGTAGCACAGGTCACAATGAATCGTGTTAAGAGTGGTCAATTTCCCACAGACATATGCGCTGTTGTATATCAAAAAACAACTGATCAAAATTTAAGAACGGTGTGCCAATTCTCATGGACTTGTATGGTCAAAGAAATGGTACATGGCCAAGATCGGTATAGATGGGAAGAATCTCTTTTAATTGCTAAAAGAGCATTGACAGTTCCAGTCCTACATGATAAAATAGCAGAAACAAATGCATTGTATTACCATGCAGTTTATGTAAATCCTGGTTGGAATAAACAAAAGGTTGTAACAAAAATAGGTAATCATATATTTTACAGTAGAATTTAATATGCCAAATCGTGAAGAAATAAAAAAATTTAGTATGATGATTGAAAACTTGGTGGCAGAAAATGGTTTAGGTTATATGGACGCCATCTGCCACCATTGCAAAGAAACTGGTTTAGAAATTGAAGTGGCTGCAACATTGATATCTCCTGCACTCAAATCAAAAATAAAAGAAGAAGCGCAAGATAACAATTTGTTGAAAAAAACATCCAGGTTGCCAATTTAAAATTTTATGACTGAAAATTCAGGTTTTGCCGCATATGCCTTATGGAATGCTTTGAAGTTACATTTTACTTCCGAATCTTATGATTACTTTAAATATAACGGAAAAACAAATGTATCTAAACAGACATTTACCACCAACAAATCAAAATACCAATTCTATAAACTGTCCCGTAAATACGATTTGGACGAATTAAAGAATTTTTATGTTGCCAACTTTATACAAGGTAAAGGTGATTGGGTAGGTGACTTATTACAAGATGGTGATGAGAACTATACCAAGTGGCAAAAAACCCAACAGAGCTTGACATATACCTTTGAGAATGATATAATGTATATGTTTGATAGTGTTGATGGCGCTGAGTTCTGGCATATTGATGATTACTTTAAACCCATCGATGGTGGTTGGCCAATGTTAATTACCAAAATGATGCACGATAAGATTTCATTGGAAACAGTTTGTATCCTAGTTGACATATTTGGTTGTATGCCAAAATGGGAAAACCAAATTACTGAGGATATTATTTGGCCAACACACCGAAGAATTATTAAGAAATATACACCGTTTATACAATACGATAAAGAAAAGTTTACAAAGTTTTTAAAAGAAAAGATTAAAGAATATGCGTAATATTACCAAGATTTACTTGGACATGGATGGTGTGATTGCTGATTTTAATAAGCGATACAAAGAATTGTATAAGATTGAACCAAAAGATGCGGACACATACAAAACTTTTGATAAGTTTTTTACCATGTTCATTGCTGAAAAGCAGTTTGCTAAATTAGATTTAATGCCTGATGCTATGGAGTTAATTAACTATCTCAGGTCATTGCCAATACCAACAGAGATTCTATCTTCAACATCATCCGAAAAGCGTGATGCTCAAATTAGAGAACAGAAGATTGATTGGTTGAATAAACACAACATTGAGTTTCCTGTTAATTTGGTACCAGGTAAAAGATTAAAGAGAGATTTCTCTAACGAAAATTCACTATTGATTGATGATACGTCACAAAACATTGACCAATGGCGAGTAGAAGGTGGTGTTGGTATACTTCACACAGATACCATAACTACCATCGGTATTTTGAAAATGTACACTTGACATTGGATAAATACTATTATATAATGAGCAGTCTGTGGATAAGTTGTTTATACACCGTTTAATACTCCGTTTATACGAAAGGAATTACTATGAGTTTTGCAAATCTAAAACGCCAATCTGGCAACCTCGATAAACTATCTAAAGCAATTGAGGCACTCTCCCAAACATCCGAAGGTTCTGAAAAGGTCGATAATTTCTGGCGTCCAGAAGTTGACAAATCAGGCAACGGCATGGCTACAATCCGTTTTCTTCCATCAGCTGAAAAAGATGGCGAAGATGCTTTGCCTTGGGTCAAAATCTTCTCACATGGATTTCAAGGTCCAGGTGGTTGGTTAATTGATAACTGTTTGACTACTAAGAATCAACAATGTCCAGTATGCGAACACAATTCTACATTATGGAATTCTGGCATTGAAGCTAACAAAGATGTGGTTCGTAAACAAAAGCGTAAACTGAATTATGTTTCAAACGTTTATATTGTATCTGATCCAAAACATCCTGAGAATGAAGGCAAGGTGTTCTTGTTCCGTTATGGTAAAAAAATCTTTGACAAGATTAGTGAAGCAATGAATCCTCAGTTTGAAGATGAACAGGCAGTTAATCCATTTGATCTGTGGAAAGGTGCCAACTTTAAGTTGAAAATTCGTAAGGTAGAAGGTTATCAGAATTACGACAAGTCCGAATTTGAATCGGCAGCTCCATTATCTAGTGATGATGACGAACTTGAAACAATTTGGAAATCACAACACTCGTTACAAGAGTTGACTAGTGATAAAGAATTTAAATCGTATGATGATTTGAAGAAACGCCTTGATAAGGTTCTTGGTCTGAATGGTGAAGCACCAAAGACAACCGTAGAACAAACCAAAGCGAAAAACTTTGATGCTAAAACCAAATCTACTGATTCACCATTCAAAGATGATACAGAAGATGATGATATGGCATATTTCAGTAAACTAGCTGAAGAAAATTAATTCTTCCAAACAGCAGTAACACGGCCACACCCTCTATCGAAAGATACGGTGTGGTTTTCTTTTGGTTATTACACAACTCGCAAACTATCAAATACCATTCTTTGGAAAGAATCTTCCATATTTCTTACAGAAGGTATTGGTCCTTTTGGTCTTTGACCCTTTGTTGAATTTACATTTGTATTGTTTATGATTTGTGAATTGACAACAGATTCAGGAGTGCTTGGTAAGTTTAATTCTAAATTTTCACTGGTTACAGTATTTAATTTATTCGTAGTGGACGCCATTGGTTCTATTGCTTGTGGTTTTGATTCTTGGCTAGGCACCATTGGTTTTTCGGTTGAATCACTTGGTTGTGCTGTTGGTGTTACCGGTACAGGCGTTGCTGTTTGATTTTGCTCAGCAATAGCCTTTTGAACTCTATCTCTTTCCATTTTATAATCTTCAACAGCCTCTAAAGCTCCAGGTCCTCTCTCAGCAAAACCTTTTAATTGAACATTGTTTAATGGTACACTTTCATTATAATTGAATTGATAATCTTGTATTTCTGCCATTGTTCTGTCATATTCTGGTAATTTTTTACGGCGATCCATTTCATTTTTAACACCAGCTAAACCACCAACCTTTTCAGCCTGTGCTATTCCTGCGGCTTCAGCTTTAGCTTCTTCACTAGGTTCAGATTTTATTATTTTCCAAATAGCATATCCTATTCCTACGCCAGCAAGAATGGCTAGACCAACAGGATTAAACATTAAAAATCTTCCAAGGCCAAATAATAATTTACCAATTGAAGCTAAACCTCCAAATGCAGACGTGATCATTGAAATAAAACTAGTAATACCTGATATAATTGACATCACACCTTTGATTGCATCACCAATCATACCTGTTACTATACCCAATATGGTTGATAATAAACCAGAACCATCATCGGCTTTTGTTGCTGTTGGTGCAGCCGTGGTTGTTTGTTTTTTGCCTGTGATGGCTTCGATTAGAGCTTTGTGCCTTCTTTCTTTTTCAGATTGTTCTTCTTCTTTAAAACTATTTTCTTTTTCTCTACGTAAAGTATCATTTTCATCTGTCGTTTTTAATAGAGTGTATATTTTGGAAAGAATATCCAATATATTTGAATCCGATTCCAACTGACCAATTTTTGTGGCTGAGCCACCAACTTCTTTTGCTTTTTTCGTACCAGAAAAATATTGAATATCTTGTTGTGTTCTACCTAACATACTACCAAGTAAAGCAGGAGCAAATTTAGAACCACCTGTCATAAATTTAGCAATATTCAATACATCAAACTTTTCACTAAAACCTTTAGACTTTGCTTTTGATTTATCGGACAAAGTGGCTTTTATAGCCGAGCCAACGCCTTGGCCTTCCGATAATTTTTCGGTCAAATATGATATGTAAGATTTTTCTCTTATTTTTTTGGCTTCTTGATAGTTCATGTTGATCTAGCTTTCTTAATCAGAGGATTCGTGTCATCTTCTTTTTCGGGATTTTTATCTGATACGGTTTTGTTATTTACACTGGTATTATTTACACTTTTGTTGACCACTGGAGATTGTTGCATTGATTTTTTTAATCCCATGTTTTCTTTTGTGTCGGAGTCAATTTTATTACCAGTTGGTACAGATGGTACAGCACTTGATTTATTACCTTGCATATTTTTTAATCTATCAGCATCTAATGCAGCACCCACCTGTTCTGGTGAATTGTGTGCTACGTTACCGCCTATGCCAGAGTAATAAGAATCACCTTTTCTTAATTTTTTCTTACCAACATCCATGTCATAGGGTATGCCAACCGAAGCAAACTCTTTAGCCAATTCTAATATAGCACCATCACGGTCATCACTTTGGCCTTTCACATATGCATCTACTTTTTTTCTTCTTTGGCCAACAAGACCATTGGTAAAAAGTAAATCTTGAGTGGCTGGATCCAAATATGTTGTATCGGGATCTATTTTTAATTGTTTAATTAAATCTTTCATTGTTGTTGGAATTATTTGATATTTACCAACAGCAAAAAGCCTGTCCGGATCACCTTGTTTTAATTCACCCCGTCTTAAAAATTCAGAGATGGTCATTTTACTGAAATCAATTGGTTTATCCGAAGGTATCATTCTGTTACCTACTGTACCTTTATTGTAAGCATTATAACCTGCTTTACCACTTTCATATTTCGAAATATTGGCCGCAAGAGATTCTTTACCAATTAAAGCGGCAGTACCAGCAATTGCACCGCCGGCCAATATCGCTACTCCACCAATCTTACCTGCCGTGGGCGGTTTAGGCGCTGGCGCAACAGGAGGTTTTGCTGTTGGTGTTGGCTTGGGTGTAGGTGCTGGTGCAGTAGGAGTTGGTTGTGGTGCGGGTACTGTTGGTTTAGTTACTTCTTTAGGTGGTGTAACTGGTTCTTCTTTTGGTTTACCTAATTGATCCGTTTTCTTTTTTTCTTGGCCAACTTTTTTATTGGCATCATCTAATTTTTTTGTTTGTTTTCTTGTTACTTTTGGTTTTTTTCTTGCAGTCAATGCTTCAATCAAAGCTTGATTTCTGCGATCTTCTTCAAACTCACTTTCTTCTTTTTGTCTTTGCCTTTCGTCCAATTCCAATTTTCTGTCATTTTCAATTTTCATTAATAAATTATAAATTTGGCCAAGATATTGAGCAAACTGGCTAGAATTTTGAACTGGAGAATTTTTTAGATTTGCAAATTCACGTTTTTTCTTGCCAGTAAAGAAACCAATATCTCGTTTACTTCTTCCTGTTAGAGCACCAAGTAAAGCGGGAGCAAATTTAGAACCGCCAGTTACAACTCTGGCAATGTTTAGAGGATCGAATCGTTGTTTAATTCCAGTAAAGGTGGCTTTTGTTTTATCACTAATTGATCCAGCAATGGCAGAACCCGTGCCAACGCCAGATGATAACCTTTCGGCCATCAAAGATATTAAACCTTGTTTTCTGATGTCTTTAGCTTTGTAATAGTCCATTTACTATTTTCTTTGTTTCTCTCGTATCTTTTGGTTTTCTTCTTCAATATACGCAATCAACATAGAAACGTAAATGTCACGTTCCCAAG